GCTCTGGCGAAGTTGAGGGCCTTGCTCGGAGATGCCAGGTGAGAACGTGCGGCGTTGACATCGGTAGCTCGAACTACAAGGCGATAGCGCTTGCTGTCAATGGTGTTCCGATTCGTGCTGCCGTCTGGAAGCCGCCAGAGAAACGTGACAGCAAGCCTGCTGTGTTGGAGCAGTCATTCGAGTGGTTCTACCGCTGGCTGAACATCTTCAAGCCAGATGTCGTCAGTGTTGAACAGCTTCCGGTGTTCATGAACAAGAAGGTGATCCGCACTCTGTCGCATCACGAGGGCGTGGCCCTGCTTGCGGCGAAGCGCAGCGGGGCAATCGTGCTCAACCCGACACCGAGCCAGTCACGTGCGGTAGTCTTCCACAACGGACGACTCTCCAAAGACGACGCATGGGTGGCCTTCAAGAAGATGTACCCCGATTTCAAGCTGCTCGCGAAGAACAGCGGAGGGTCCGACCAGATGGATGCAATGACGCATGCATTGGCGGCTCCTACTGTTCTTGAGCGAAGGTGACAAGACTAAGGCGGAAAAACCCGCAAGGGCCGAAGCCCCTAGTCTGGCGCGGTTATCGCAACTGTGATGTCTGTACGCGCTGGCGACCAGTGAGTGACTTCACTGTTTACCAAACACGCACCGGCTACGAGCAGATCAAGGGAACGTGCGAGGCGTGCAAGCGCCAGGTCGAGCGCGACCGCTACAACAAGCTGACGCCAGAGCAGAAGCGAGCCAAGGGGGTCAAGGCCAACAAGCAGGCGGCGGCTCGGCGTAATAAGGCGCTCGCCTACATCGAGCGACAGCGTGCCATTCTTGACAAGCAGAACGAGCGGATCGAGCGGCTGGAGAAGAAGGTCGAGGCCGGTCGCACCAGAATCCTGCATGAAGAGGATCATCGGGTTTCTGGTGAAAGCTATATTGACGTTGTGCCATTCAGGATGTGGCTGCTGCGGAAGCATCGGGAGGGTGGCTACAACACTGCTCAGCTAGCTGATGAGATCGGTTTTGACCATTCGCAGGTGACTAGCTGGCTCAACGGGTACAAGTGGAATGGGGCTGGTCGAGATCCTGCTCCGTTACGGTCGATAAAACTCAGCACTGTTGACGAGGTAGCAGTGAAGCTGGAAGATCCTGGCCTGGTGGAAAGACTGTACCCACTGCTCTACGACGACTGATCCTGTAAAATGCCCCGCAAATGGGTGGCACAGACATCGCCAAGGCTGATGAAGTCGGCCTGAATGAGCGGCAAATCAACGCGCTAGGGCGGCTGCACCGTCTTGGCTCGCGCCCGCGCATCGAGGGCGATCCCTACGACTCTGACCCGCAGATCCGCGCGCTGCAACTGGTCTATGAGGGCAAGATGGGTGGCAAGGGCCTGGGTCAAGGCCGTCCTCGTACTGGCGTTGACCGGAAGGCGCGTGCTGCTGAGGTGATCGCGGCTGAGATCCGCGACCGTTTCACCGGCAGGATGATCAGGGCTATTGACAGAGCCTTGAAGAAGGATGCGGGAACACGCGCCAATCTTGACGCAGTGAAGCTGGCGCTCGACATCGAGAACCGTGAGGCCGCACTGGCGCTCAAGGAGTACGAAGCGGAGTTCGACACAGCCACTAAGGAGGAGTTGATTGCCGCCCTCTTCGAACTTGTCGCGGAACCGCAGACTGCGGCAGCAATCGAAGGAACCGCGTGGGACATCACCGACGCAGAGGTCGTCACGGAGGAAGGTGCATCCTCTGCTGGAGCGAATGGGGATAACGGAAATACCCCCAGTGTTGACGCAAATGGGGATCACCCCGGAGGCGCTGGATCAGCTAGAGGCCAGCGACTTGCGCGACATCGTGCAGCGAGTCAAAACCCTTTCACAAAAGCTGCGCTACGAAGGACCAAGCAATGATGACGAGCTTCATGCGTGGGTTATCACCAACATCGGTGTTGACATCCCGCGTGAGCCGGTCTGTGAAGACCACGTAGCACCCTTCCAACTACTGGCGGATCTGTTCTTCGAGCGGGTAGGCTCGGCGCTTGCGCTAGCGAATCGCGGTGGCTCCAAGACTTTCATCGTCGCCTGCCTGCATTTCCTCAACAGTACTTACAAGCCTGGTTGTGAGTCCCTGTCCTTCGGGGCGACGGAGGCACAGGGCAACCGCTGCTATGGCAACATTGAGGACTGGTGCTACGTTCGTGACCCGACCACCGGCAGGCGCACTGACACAGTGTTGCCATTCATTCGCGACCGGCCGAAGAAGTCGCAGACGGTGTGGAAGACCGGCTCGGTGGTCGAGGTCGTGGCTGGTTCCGAGAACGCCGTCTCCGGCCCGCACCCGGCCAAGTCGCACGCCGATGAGGTTGACCAGATGGAGCGCGGTGTCTGGAACCAGAGCCGAGGGATGGCTGTCACAAATCGGGCGTCAGGACCGTTGCCATCTTGGATGGACTTCGACGGGATGATCCCGCCTCAGGACATCGTTACCTCCACCCGCAACTCGACCAAGGGCTTGATGCAGGAGCTACTGGACGAGATCGAGGAAGATGTCAAGCAAGGCAACATCGCTCAGTTCATCCTCTACGCCTGGTGCATTTGGGAAACCGTCAAGGAGGTTCCCAACTGTCGGGCTGCTCCGAGGAGCCTGCGCCGGAAGCGCCTCAAGCAACTGGGATTGGACGAGGACTCGCTCTGCGAATGCAACCGCGTTGTCAAGGGCCGGTTGCCGAGTGGCAAGCCGCGCACGCTCGAAGCCGTCTGCGCTGGCAAGGCGTTCCGAGCGCGCGGCTGGAAGCCGTACATCGATCTCGTGCAGACGTTCAAGCGCAATACTCCTGGCACATGGACCTTGCAGCATGAGTGCCGTCATGGCCAGAACGAGAACAGCTACATCCAAGACTGGTCACTCAACCTTTACGGTGTGCGCCACTACGAGCCGCACCCGATGTACGGGCCGATCTACCGTGGCGTTGACTGGGGATCGACGCACCCGGCCTGTGTCATGTATTTCCAATATCTGACAGCAGAGGTGCCAGCGCTGGGCTTCGAGTACGAGCCGATCTGGCTTCAAGCTGACATGTATATTGGCTTCCACGAGATCTACGTCGCCGGTATTGGCTCCGATACGCTCGCCAAGCGTGTTGTCATGGCAGACGAGCAGTTCCGGCGTGAGTACGGTGGCGGCTGGCGAGTGCGCGGCACGTTCTGTGACCCGCAGGGAGCCGGTGACCGCATCATCTTCGCCAATCATGGCATCCCCTCCACCTGGCCGATCAAGACACGCAACAAGATCCGTTTCATCGAAACTGTCCAGAACCTTGTCATTGATGACAGGTTCGCCATCGATGTTGACGCCTGCCCGATGTTCTGCGAGGAGGTAGAGGGCTGGCAGAAAGACCCGAAGACTGGCAAGGAGCTTGACAAGTTCAACCACGCGATGGCAGCTTGGCGCTATGGCATCGCGAACGCCGAGGCAATCGAAGGTAAGCGCCGTGAGAAGCGAAAGAAGGGGGCGGTCAACGCTAACTCAAACGGCGGCAAGTCCTCACGGCAGGTAGTGGTGAGCCGCCGCACGCCTATGGCGATTGAGACTGGCGAGATCGTCTACGGTTCGATAGCATCGCGCGGGGGATCGGGCGTTCAGCTAGACCCGCGCTTCACCCTAAACGTGGACAAGTGAAATGGCTGATGTAAACGTCAAGATTGATGAAGGCGGCGTCGAAGAAGAAGACGTTGCCAAGATCGAGAAGTCCGTCAAGGGTGTTGATCAAGCTCCGACGACGGCGCAGCAGACTCCGACGCAGGATCAGTGGGCTGCGTTCAGTACGGCGCTCGGCCCGCCGTTCGACAGCGAGCGGGTGACGCTGTATCAGATGCGGCAGATGCGCAAGGACGCCATGATCGCCTTTGGCCTGCACTACATCAAGGTGCCACTAGTGCGGGCAGAATGGCACATCGAGGCGCGCGACAAGAACGGCCCGAACGCGCAAGTTGCCGCGTTCATTGACGCCGCGCTGCGC